TATTTGGTGATGGTAAACAAACAAGAGCATTTAGTTTTATAGATGATTCATTAGAACCATTATGGAATGCATCTCAATTACCTGAAGCTAGTAAGCAAATTATTAATTTAGGTGGTGTTAAAGAATATTCTATAACTGAAGCAGCTGAAACATTAGTTGATGTATTACAGGAGGAAGAAGGAATAGATGATTTTAAAATTCCAATTCAGTATTTAGAGGGTAGACATGAAGTAAAACATGCTATTCCTACATGGCAAAAATCAATTGACATATTAGGATTTGAACATAAAACAGATTTAAAAGAAGGTTTAAGACAAATGTGGGATTGGGTTAAACATCAACCTATGAAGGAACAATTTAAGTGGGAAAATTACGAGTTAGATAAAGGAATATATAGTTTTTGGAAATGAGAAAATTAAAATTATTAAGTGAATTAGGTCAACCAATATTAGATTGGATTAGTAGCCAAAAAGATTTAGAAAAATATCTTGATGAAAAACCACCTCAACATGAAGGTTATGTTGTAGGAGTTAGAAATCTAAATATTGAATCCGATAAATTAGTTAAGGGTAAATTTCCATATGCAACATTAAAAAATATAAATAAACATATTTTAAAAGAATATGGGTTGAGTACTAGAACTAAACATGATAACCATGATGGGATATTCTTATCATATTCAACTAAAGGACACTCAGTATACATACACCAAGATAAAAACCCAGATGATAAACATACTCATGTTAGATTTAATTATATGTTAAGTAAACCTAAAGGTGGGGATCCAATTATTGATAATGATATTATCGAAATAAAACAAGATGAAGTATGGGTTTGTGTAGCTGGTAATACTAAACATGGTACTACACCTATAAAAGATAATAAACCCAGAATTATGATCAGTTTTGGTCATTTTATTAAGAATGAAAAATTAAAAGAATTAAAATGAATATAGGAATTATAGGACAAGGTTTTGTTGGCAATGCAATTTATCAAAAATTTAAAAATTATTATGATGTTTACACATATGATTTACAAGCTAAATTATGTAATAGTACATTAGAAATAATTAATGAAGAATGTAATATTATTTTTGTTTGTTTACCTACTCCAATGGATAAAGATGGAAGATGTCATATTGGTATAGTTGAAGAAGCATTAAGCGATTTAGAAATATTAGCATCAATAGACCAATCAGAAAAAATTGTAATAATTAAATCAACTGTACCTCCAGGTACTACTAAAGGTTGGGATGAATGTTTTACATTTTTAGATATAGTATTTAGTCCTGAATTTTTAACTGAAGCAAATGCTGTTAGTGATTTTGATAATCAAACTCGTATTATTTTAGGAGGTGATAAAATCCCTACAACTAAATTAAAACCTATATTCGCTAAAGTCTTTCCAAAAGCAACTATAATTAAAACGGATTCAACATATGCAGAAATGGTTAAGTATGTTACTAATTCATTTTTAGCAACTAAAGTATCGTTTGCAAACGAAATGTATGAAATATGTAAAGGTTTAAATGTTGATTATGATAAAGTAGTTGAATATGCTTGTTATGATGAACGTTTAGGTAAATCACATTGGGCAGTTCCAGGTCCAGATGGTAATTTTGGTTATGGTGGTCATTGTTTTCCTAAGGATGTTCAAGCCTTAATTAATGTAGCTAAAGACTTAAAGATTAATCCTCGTATGTTAGAAGCTACTAATGAAAAAAACTTTGATACTAGAATTGATAGAGATTGGGAAAGCATGAAAGGTAGAGCAGTAATTTAAAGACTCCCGCGTATTTATTTGGCTACCGCAGAGAGGGTTCGTATATTTACAAGGTAAATAAGGCACGAAGCCAGAAAACTAATTAAAAATAAAGGTTATGCAAATAAAAAGCAAAATTACAGGTAGAGACGTTACTAAAGAATATAGTGGATTAACAGAAGGTTTAATTACTAATGAAGAATTCGAAGAAATAACTATGACTCATAGAACTTATTCTGAGGCAATACCTAGTAAAGATGAAGACATACAAGTACCATGTTCAGCTGAACAAGATTGGGAATGGTATTACAGTGAGTAAACGATTCCCGCGGAAAAACTTGGTTTCCCGGGGGAAAGTTCGTATATTTACAGGGTAAATAAGAAAATAAATTAAAAATAAAGGTTATGTCAAATTCAGTAAAATTAAGAAAAAACAGAAAGCAAGTTGGTAGTGGAGTTGTAACAAGATTCAAACCAACAACAATGAAAATGGACGATTTTAAATTCGATCCACAATTATTTGTTCCAATGAAAACTGGAACAAAAATTGATGCCTTACTTTCAAGTGAAGGTGGAATGATGAAAGGTACTAATGTAGCATTTGTTGGTGATCCTGGAGTTGGTAAAACAACCGTATTATTAGATATACTTTCTAACATGAAAAAAAATGGTAGTAAAGTATTGTTTATATCAGGTGAAATGAATCAAATTGATATGGTAGGAATGGTAAAACGTTTTCCTAAATTTGGTAATTTACCTATTTTATTTATGGGTGATTGGATTGAAAATGATCCATTAGTTATTATTAAATCTATTCTTAGTGAAGGATGGGATTCAGTATTAATAGATTCATTTGCTGAATTAGCAGTTGCTGTAGTAGATTTTCATGGTGGTACTATGAAGAATGCAGAAACTAAATTATTAAATTTATTTGAAAAACATAATAAAGCTGAAAACCAAGAAAAAAGAAATACTAACTTTATGATCATTCAACAGGTTACTAAAGGTGGTGAGTTTGCTGGTTCAAATAGATTTAAACATATGATTACTGCAATGGCTCATATGAAATTTACCCCTGAAGGTAGTAGAGCTATTTGGTTTAGTAAAAACCGAAGAGGTGGTGAAATGAATAAACAACATTTTAGTTTAGATCAATCAAAGCATGTTGGATGGTTGTTTAGTGAACCAATGAACATGGGAATTTAATAAAAAATATATGATAGAATATTTCAAATTTATAGAAGCAATGCGTGCTACAAGTAGTAGTACACAAAAAGTGGAAATTATTAAGAATGCAAATAGTGATATTCATACACTATTAGAATATACTTATAATCCATTTAAACAATATTATGTTACAAGTAAAACTTGTAAAAAAAATCACGATAAAATCAATCGAACTGAGGACTTAGCTCTATATGAGTTGTTAGATACATTATCTAACAGGGAAGTAACAGGACATGATGCAATAGCTCTGGTAAATCGTTTTGCAGAGAACCAACATGACCCTCTTATTTACAAAATTATAGACAAGGATCTTGGCATTAGAGCCGGAGCTAAAGTCATCAACAAAGCAGTACCTGGGTTAGTACCTGAGTTCTCAGTCGCATTGGCTCAAGAATATAAAGGTAAATGTGATTGGGTAAATGATGCTTGGTATGCTTCTAGAAAATTAGATGGTGTTAGATGTTTAGCTGTTGTTAATTATGAAGGTGAATGTACACTTTATTCTAGAATGGGTAAAGAATTAACCACATTAAATAAAGTAAAAGATGCTATTGAAGCATCAGGTATTATTAATACTGTATTTGATGGTGAGATTTGTTTAGTAGATGAAAATGGTGATGAAGATTTTCAAAGTGTAATGAAACAATTAAGACGTAAAGATCATCAAATCGAAAATCCTGTGTTTATGATATTTGATATGATTCATAAACCTAATTTTGATAACCAAAAAGGCGGTCCTGTATTAAGTCAAAGATTACAAGCACTAAGAGGATTTTTAACAGGACGATATATTACAAATAATGTATTACGTTATTGTCAGCAATATCAAATAACAGATGGTAGACATTTTGATCAATGGGGTCAAATAGCAACTGATAATAAATGGGAAGGATTTATGGTACGTAAAGATGTTAGTTATGAAGGTAAACGTAGTAAAAACTTACAAAAAGTAAAAAAATTCTATGATGCTGAATATAAAGTAATTGATTTTGATATTGATGACCATGAAGTAGTAAGAGATGGCAAGTCAGAAACAATTAAAATGTTATCACAAGTATGGATTGAACATAAAGGCCATAAAGTAAAAGTTGGTAGTGGTTGGAGTCAAGAACAACGTTTACAATATATGGATGGTTCAATTGTAGGTAAAATA